ATCGAGGGAGTGATGTCGGTTGCCTTGGGGTTGCCCATACCGTTGCAGATAATCTGCAGCTTGGCCAAACGAACCTCACTGCGCTTGAGCGTCTGCCCGTGCAACTTGTACCAGAGGTCAATTAGATCCTGTAGGGAGCGATGCTCCTTAGCATCCTTACCAAGCCAAGGCTTTGCCTGATATTCATCTAGGATGAATCGCTCCCAAGCCACCGCCTCACCCTTGGTGACAAAGCGCTTTCTCTTGCGGGGCCCGGAACGTCCCTGAGGATAGACTTCAGCCAACCAAGGGTTGGCTGAGCCGTCTGTGAGTTTTCGAACTGTCATCTCAGCAAAGCACCATCACTGGAGCGTCTTATCCATTTCGACCAGGCATCATCAGTTTTTTACCGCCATCGAAAAGGTAGACGTCAGGTTCCCATTCAAACGTCAGCTTACTACGCTCAGTATTTCGCAACTTGACATCTTGATCCCTGAATTGGTTGTAGTCGAAGCTCCCGTTGTAAATTACAGTTTGTCCTGCGGGGATATCCCCATCGTTCGACAAGTTTATCCGCGTGATCGTTTCGCCAAAAACATCTTTGAATACAACAGTTCCTCGAACACCAATCATTTTCTCAGCAGTGTTGTTCTTAAACGCAATTTGAATTTCAAAGAGGTCTGAAATACGCTGAGCTTGGAAGTCGGAAGGAACAAATTTAATATCCATAAGGCTTGTGGTAAGGGCAGTATTCATTTCCTTCAAGCTTTCCAATTGCTTCTTTTTCACCTCAGCAGCCAGTGCATCTTGCTGAGCCTTAGCTTGTCTCTGTGCGTCTTCCCACGCTTTTTGTGTCTCTATTGCTGAGCCTATGGTTGTGCCCTGCGGAATGCCTTCGCCACCAAAGGCTTGCCCCATACCGGCTCTCACCGAATAAGCAAGCAACAAACGCTTATCCTCTTCGCCTAACTTCTTAACGGAGCCTTCCAGTTTGGTATCAGTTTTCCAGGTAGATATATCAGATGGTAAGACTGTTGACTTTGGGTCTATGGGGCCGCAGCCAAATAGCACAGCTGAAAATGCAATTGCCAACACAATATTGTTGTTCATTTCTTATCCCTTTTGCTGATTGTTATTTGAAAGAGGTGATTACCACCAAACTCAGAATTTTTTCCCAGCCCAAACAACTCGCCCCACCACATGCAAGTCAGCTCGTTGTTCTTTGGTGAATTCCCATGACTGATAGTTGGCGTTGTCACTCACCACCTTCACATCACCCAAGGGAGAGAATTGCAGGCGCTTGACGAATAACCCACCTTCCATCCGGATAACATGCAGACCATCCCTTGGAGCCTCACCGTTGGCCAGATGCAACAAGATGATGTCGTTATCAGAGATAGTGGGTTCCATGCTGTCGCCCTTCGCGCGGATCACCGCCAACCGTTCAGGCTTCAAACCTTCTTTCCTGAGCCACTCAGTTCTGAAAGCCATCGGTTCTGATTTCTGCTCATCATTCACATACTGACCATGCCCAGCAGAGGCAAAAACTTGATAACTATCGATTTTAGTAAAGTCAGGATCATTGAATTCACCTAGTGAGGTGTCTTTCTTATGCAAAAGCAATGAGGAGTGCACTTCCGTGTCAGTGTCTTTTGGCCACTGCATTTCATCAGAACGGCATTCTCTATCTGTACCTTTTGGCCATTCAAGAGTTTCTGCCTGGTTAGGTCCAAGGATTGAGCGCCAATCGTCACCACAAATCAGCCAGCGAATATCAACAGCACCAGCAACAGCAATCCCTATCAGTCGCTCCACATTTGGTAGCGCCTCAAGGTTTTCATATTTTCTGATCGACGTATCTGACATCCCGGCCCTACGGGCAAATGACTTACGCGACTCAGATCCCATTATCTGCTTCAAGCGCTCGGCAAAGGCTTGGCGATCAAAGTCGGACGGATTGAATGAAACCATAAGAACCCCATTTCAGAGCAAATAACGACAAAAAGTTTTCGACAAACCTTGACGAATGGTTTCATCTGCCCGAGAATTCCGAATACATAAGGTTTCGCCGCCTAGTATAGAGGGAACAAAATGGGACAAATGAAAGCAAACGATGACAAATCACCGGTGAGCATGCCACATATGGCAGCATCTTTCACCCTGCCAGTTTGCTCTAAAGAGTACTTTGCCGAGAACACTGGCTTTAGCGAGAGGTATGTGCAGCTTCTTATCAGTGAAGGCTACCTACCGATTCTCCCAAAGAAAGGTCGTTCATCAAAAGTACTCATCAATCTTGAAGCTCTGCGGATGCAATGCCAATCCGTCGCGCTTGTCTCTCGTTGAGTCTCGTAGATTCAAGGAGAACAGACCATGTTTAAACAGGATGAAACCAAACAGCATCACTTAGACGCCGCCTGCGCACTTTTCGCTGCGCGGTACTCCATCGCTGATGTCGCCAGAGAAGCGGGCATCGGTAAGCAAATGCTGCGCAACAAGCTGAATCCAGACCAACCGCATCAACTGACCGTGCGCGATTTGGTTGCGATCTACCACGTAACTGGTGATGACATCCTGTTTGATGGCCTGCTGTTTGACTGCGGCCTAACAGCCGTTCGTTTGCCTGCATCAGGTGCGGTCATCACACCAGAGGCCCGCGCACAGCAGGCGCTCAACGCTGGCGCCAGCATCCTCGGCGTCACTGCTCAGGCTACCCAGGTGCTCAACACTGGCCGCGTCACCAAACACCATCGCAATGCCGTGATGACCGGATTGATGGCGGGCATCGAGCACATGGTGCTGCTCGCCACCGAAATCGAACAGAAATTCAATTCAGTCCCCACCCTCGCCTGTGCCGCTGACATCGCGCGCGCCAGCCTGGGCGCATAGGAGAACACCGATGATTTTGAAATGCCCCCACTGCCAGAGCCGCATGACCAGCCGCACCGCCCGCCAAATGAGCCCGCTGTCTGTCGAGTCATACCAGCGCTGCACCAATTTCGCGTGTGGTTTCCGCTGCAAGGTGCTGGCCGAGATCGTGGCAGAGCTGAAACCGGCAGAGCTGCGCAACCCTGCGGTGGTGCTGCCTGTCGTTCACATCAACAAGGAAGAGGAACCATCACCGGCGCCTGCATTCAAGGGGCTGGCGATACCCAGTAACAACAAGGCACAGGAGATTGCCCAATGAAACTGCGCGCCGAACAGCCGGGGCTGATCCCCCTGCCGTTTCTGCTGCTGACCCGCGCCACCGTCGTGAGTGATTGCGACGAGCCGGTGATGCGCAACACCACCCGCTTTGATGGCAGCTATCTGGAAGACCACAAGGGCCGCCGCGGCACCCTGCGCTTTGCGCCGCGCCACCCAGGCAAAACACCGCGCCCGCACTGGCTGACCCAGCTGCTGCAGGCATAACCGGAGGGCCACCCCATGAACGCAACAGCAAAGGTAATTCCGCTCGTTCAACAGCCAAGCGCCGCAGAGGCAGCACTGGCAGAAATGCGCGCCCGCTTCGGCCGCAATGGGGCGGCCAGCCGCTGGTCACGCCTGCCGACTCGGGCCCGCGCCGTCATCTGCTATGCCGCGGGGATCTCGCCGTCGGCAGCAGCGCAGGAGCTGGGCCAGTTCGAGTTTGACCAACAAGAAGCAATCCGGCTCGCACTGGGCGACCTGCTCGCCACCCTGCGGGAGTTTGATGGCTCGGTGCTGCACCGCCGCGAGTGGCACCGCACCGCCCGCCACATTGATGGGCCGACCCGCAGCGAGCTGGAACAGGCAGAGCTTGAGAATAAGCGCCGGGCAGAGCTGAACGCTCAGGCCGGCACATTGGAAAGCCGCTTAGCGGCATTGAGAAAGGTGGCCGGAAACGGCCAATAACCAACGCCTTCGGGCAATCAAAACTGAGGAATCACCATGTTTAAAAAACTGTTTGGCAAGAAAGCAGCCACCGCCAAGGCCGAGATCAAGAAGTTCGAAAACCGCGACCTGATGGAAGCCACCGTCGGCGGTTGCCTGCTGGTTGCCTTCGCGGATGGCGAGTGTGAAGACGCCGAGCTCAAGACCATCGAGTCCCTGCTGCGCACCAACAAGGCGCTCGAAGGGTTCGGCCATGAGCTGACCGACACCGTCAACCGCTTCACCGAACGCTTGAAAGCCGGTTACCGCGTGGCCCGTGTCGAGATCCTGCGGGAAATCGAAGAAGTGAAGGGCAACCGCCAGGAAGCGGAAGACGTGCTGGTCACCATGCTGACCATCGCCGAAGCAGACGGCGAGATTGAAGAGGCGGAGCAGAAGGAGCTGAACACCGTCGCCGACCGTCTGGGCCTGCGGATTGCCGACTATGCCTAACCCGCGCTGGCTGCTGGTAGGCGCCTTCCTGCTGCTGTCGGTGGGAGTCGATTTCAGCTCCCGCATTCTCTCGATGGCTGCGGATGGGCTGTTGGTAGGGGTAGCAATCGCCATCGCATGGCCACTGCTGAAACAGAAGAAAGCAAAGGACTGATGACAACGGGCCGAAGGGAATCGGCCCCATCCCTTAGCCGCTACGCGTGGCGGTTAAGGGATGCCAAAAGCAGGCAATAAAAAACCCCGCAAAGGTGGTGGAACACCGCGGGGTTTCACAAACAAAACTGAGGGTTAACTCATGAACAATAGTACAGCAGAACAGGCGATCCGCAAAGTCGCCAATTCCCTGATAAATACCCACCGCCCCCAGCTGGGCGCCTGCCATAGCACCGCCATCGAGGCGAGCCTTGAGGCGCTGGCCGAACTGGCCGACGAGTTGAGCCTGCTCGACATCTACGCCGAACTGACCAAGCGCCTCGAGATCCTGCAGGGTGGCCAGCGGCCGCCAGTGCTGGTTGGTAGCACTCCATCAGGTGATTTCGCCTTCCTCAAGCTGTTCAACGAGTTCGCCATCGCCAACCCGCGCGACGCCGACGAATGGCTGTTTACCGATGCCAAAGCCTGCTTTACGTGGCAGGACGATGAGCGGGGGCTGGTATTCCTGCCGCAGGAAGTTGCCGTGCAGCTGGCTGATGATGACCTGCCGTTTATGGACGGACCGCAGATCATCGGCGTGGATCTGGCGGCGCCTGTCCACGATGTCACCGTGGAGTGCCTGTTTCACCCGCCCTTTGCCCACGCGCTGCAAGGGGGTGCCCTGTGACTCAAGACCTGTTTGAACTGGAGCCGCCCGTTGATGAGTTGGCCGAAATGGAATCAGGGCCTGCGCATATGTGGGCCCCAGCACCGGTCAGCCAGCTGACCAAGCACTGGGGAGTGGCCCAGGGCGAATTCACCAGCGCCTTAGTTGACAGCGATTCCTTGCGCAATCGTCAAGTAACCAGGGAGCTGTTGGCACTGGGCTCCATCCGCGCCGTGTACTGGCTTGCCGTCGGCAGTGCCGAGCTAGCACTGGCAAAAGAGATCGCCGAGTGGTGGGCCGAATGCGAACCACTCCACGGACTGGGGGAGACCATCAAATGAGCCATCAACAGCTGATCGACGTGTGGGTAAACCGGATGCTGAACGCCAGCAACGAACTGCGCGACCTGCAACGTGACCTGCTCGACCTGCGCCGCGACGGCCCGCACGGCCAGCGCACTCCGGCAAAAACCCATCTGACACTGTGCCGTCTGGCCCGCCGTTCCGTCCAGGTGGCATCCAACAAGGTCAAAACCCTGCATACAGGGGGCGCGGTATGAAGTTGTCCATCCAGATCACGCCTGAAATGCGCATCCGTCTGATGCATGCGGAAAACCTTGAAATCGAGGTGCCTGTGTCTTATGTCGTGCCGGAAGGCTGGCGGCTGGTTCCTTGTGATGCTGACACTGACATGATGGCTGCAGGTGTCGCGTCAATGGAGGAATACATAAAGGATATGGAGTGGGATGAAGCCGCCATGATCTATACCGCTATGCTCGCAGCTGCCCCTCAACCTGACGGGGAAACCATCTAATGACTCACCAAAAAACAGCCGGGCATGCCCCGGCTTTGGGCGGAGTGCGCCCTGCATTCCGCATAGACACCACCGGTCAGGTCACACTGGAGCCCTGCACCAAGTGCAAACAGACCGCTGTTTGCCTGCCGGTGGCTGGCCGTCACGGTCGCCGCGCTTATCCCTACTGTGTCGAAACCTGCTGGCCGCTGGCCCGCGCAGCCAGTGAAACCGTGGTGAAGGTTGAACAAGCCAGCCGCCCGCTGATGCGTTGCAGCTGCTGCGGCGAGTTCGGCCATGTGCGGCCGGTGATCCTGTCTGGTGATCGCCTGACCAGCCTCGTGTTCTGCGAGCGCGCCTGCTGGTCTGACCGTCTGGCCACGCTGGAGCAAGTCCCAACCTGCGGCCAGTGCGGCCGCTATCTGCAACCGAATGAGTATGTGAACGGCAAGTGCGGGGTGTGCAAGTGAAAGAATCCCTCACCAACCTGTGCGGCATCCAGCTGCCGCCGAAATACTGCACCGGCTTTGATGCCATCCAGATGGGCAAGGCCGCCAACCAGCTGGCCCGCGTCGAGTGGCACGTTGCCAAGCCGCTGGCCAAGACCTACCTGCGCCGCTACCCGGCCAATCACAAGACGGCAAACGTCTGGCTGCGTCGGATGGTGGATGCCTGCGCCGCCGCGCAATCCCGCTTCCCGATCCCGGTGCATCACCTGCGCAACGACATCCGCCGCGAGCTGGTCGCTGCCGAGTGGGCCCGCAGATGCCAAACACTGTTGAACAATGGCACCGAGCATGAATGGGATGCCGCAAAGCTGCTGGCCGATCTGGGGTCACAGGCGCAGGCGTGGCACTTCTGCCCGCCCCTGCCGAACGACCCGCGCCACATCGCCAGAAAACAGCTTGGCCGCCCGCTGACAGAGGAAGAACGGGCCGACATCGATCCCGCCGTTGAGCGGTTCGAAGGGGCCGCCGCCAGCCTGCTGGTGCGCCTGCTCGATGAATCGTGGTGGCTGCGCAAGATTAACCGCGCTTGGGCAGTCTATTGCGAGCTGGTCGCCATCATCACCGGACAGGTGCGCAAGGGGGTTAGCCCCTACGCCAGCGCCCACGCGGTGCGCGAGTTCACCCAGCGCAAGGCGGCCCAGCGGGCATGGATGGAGAGCATGAGCGCCGTCAATGAGGAGCTGGGGCAAGAGATTGATCTGGCCGACGCCATCATGGCATCGGTGGCCAATCCGGCCATTCGCCGTCATGAGCTGATGGTGCGGATGCGGGGCTTTGATGATTTGGCCGCAGAACAGGGCAAGGTGAGCCTGTTCCTGACCCTGACCGCCCCATCCAGCTATCACGCATGGCGCCAGGGCAAGCAGGACAAGAGCAAGACCTACCAGAACGAGGGGTTCAACGGTTGCACCCCGACCGAGACCAACCGCCTGCTGGGCAAACAGTGGGCCCGCTTTCGTGCCGCACTGGCCCGCGAGGGGATCATGGCCTTCGGCTTTAGGGTGGTTGAGCCGCACCACGACGGAACCCCGCACTGGCACTGTCTGCTGTTTATCAACCCGGAACACAAAGACATCTTTCTGACCCTGCTGGCATATCACTTCACCGATACCGATCGGGCCGAGCTCAAGATGCCGAACGGCGATCTGCTCGACCAGCTGGCCAAGATGAAAATCCGCAACAAGCTGCCGCGCATCAAGTGGCTGCTGGATGTGAACGACAAGGCGGTGATGAAGGCCATCAACCCGCGCGTGAACTGGAAGGAGATGGACCCAGCAAAGGGCAGCGCCACCGGTTATATCGCCAAGTACATCGCCAAAAACCTCGACGGCCATAAGGTCGGGATGGACTACGAAGCAGAAACCAGCATCGACCACTCCATGGTTGCCGTCGCCGCTTGGGCAAGCTGCTGGCGCATTCGTCAGTTTCAGCAGATCGGCGGGCCGTCTGTATCGGTCTGGCGTGAGCTGCGCCGCCTGGGCGATGAGGTGATCGAGTGGGATTGTGTGCTGGAGGCGGCCCGCTATGCCGCTGATAACAAGCAGTGGGGCCGCTTTATCGAGGCGATGGGCGGCATCGAGACCCCGCGCAAAGACCATCTGATCAAGCTCTCCAAGCGTCTGGACGTCGCCGCCAACAAATACGGCGAGGATGTACTGCGCCTGATGGGGGTGATCTCCGACGTGGGCCAGACCACCGCCGTCACCCGCACCGAAGGCTGGCAGATAGTGCGCAAGGGTGCCGCTGTGTCGGGTTTGGGCGAGCAACGCGAGCATGCAGTTGGCGAGCGCAGCGAGTTGCAGTCAAGCGGCGGCAGCCGCGCCCCTCGGAGTTCTGTCAATAACTGTACGGAAGGATCCAAATCAGGGGTTAAAGGATCCGCTCTGGCTAAAGAGCTGATTCGCATGGGTCTTGATGTGAGTAACGAAGACCTGCTGCTGCGGGGCTGCATCATCAACGCCGACGGCCAATATGTGCGACTGGTCGGCGATCGGCTGATTGTGACCCGCAACTGGCCAGGGGCAGGCGATGCCGTAGCCGACCAGCTGACCGCCGAGGTCGAGGCCGAACTGGACCGCAACCGTACCGCCAGCAGCGCCGAGCTGAAACAGCAGGCCCGCGAGCTGATGCACAACGGCGGCAGCGTGACCGACTGGCTGGCCAGCCTGCCGCTGCAGCAAGCCGATGAGGCGATCGCCACCCTCACCCGCTTGGTGGATGACGAAGAGGATCGCGGGCGCTATCAGCCCACAGAACAGGAGCAGGCCCGCGTCGCGAGCTTGCAAGCCGACAACCAGCGCCACGGCGCAGAGATTGCCAAGGCGCGGGCGCGCCTGGGCGTTGAGTAAGGAGAAGGGTATGAAACGCATCAACTGGAATCAGGCAAGCGAACTGGGCCTTATCGTTCGCATCAACCGCGAGATCCTGCACCCGTTGGGGCTGGCAATGTGCCGCAATCCGGAGAACGGGGCATCGGATATGTTGCTGGTAAGTCCGGATGGGATATGGGAGTACGACCAGCAGCTTATGGCCAATGTGCCAACGGTCAGCGAAGAAGAAGCACGGGCAAAAATTGCAGAGTGGACGAAGGAGCAGAAGGCATGAAGCACGAGAACGACCACCTGAAATTCCCGTCGGGCAATACTGTTGAATTTTGCCGCAAGAAAGCCAAAAAGCTGGTGAAGGAAGAGAAAGCGAAGGGTAAGGAGTTGAAGCTATCCAGAGCTCTGGACATGGTAGCCATTACCAACGGGATCCCTGGCGGATGGGCAGAGGCCATACACCTGCTTGAAATGGGGGCAACATGCACCACGAACTGAAAATCATGCCGCGCTACTTCCAGCCGGTACTGGACGGCGCCAAGCCGTTCGAGATCCGCGACAACTCAGACCGCAACTTTCAAGAGGGTGACACCGTCACCCTCAACGAGTGGGACGGCGAACGCTACACCGGCCGCCAAGCAACACGCCAGATCACCTTCGTCACCGACTACGCCCAACTGCCGGGCTATGTGGTGTTCGGGATGAAGGAAGTGATGGACGTAACGGAGAGCAACACAAGCCAAGCAGAAAGGCCGTGCACAGTTTTCTTTTTGGCTGGATGGCAAAAGATCCCTGATGGCAAATGCTACGGATGGAGGACCGCCGTTTACCCGGACAGTATGGACGTCAGCGATATTTTTGATGACCTCGTTAATAGAGCGAGTCTTGGGGATAAAGATGGCTTTGTCGTGACAGCATTCAACACGGTGCGGAACTATCCGGCAACACCAGAGGAGGCCAGCTGATGAAAGCGCCAAAGGATGCCAAGGCCAGAAAAGAGGACCAGCGCAAGCGCGACAAGGTGCTCGGCATCAAGCGGGTGGAGGTTCGGCTCTCCATCCGTGAGCGTGAGCAACTGGATGTGCTGCGCGCTGCCAGGGCGGGAGCTGATGAACCCTACTCTGCCGACGAGTACCTCAGTACGCTGATTCGCCGCGACTGGGAGAAGTGGCAAGCGCAGGAGGCCGAGCTGCAAAAGCAGACCTGCCAGCACTGCGCCTGTGCGCTGCCAGCGGGATGCGGCGGTGCCTTCAAGGGCCAAGCCGAATGCTGGCACACCCTGGGCGACAAGACGCTGGCGCTGTAAGGAGGAAACATGCAACAGGCACAACAACACGAGCCAGCCGTTGGCGGGCGCTATCGGGTGATCCGCCCTGCCGAGTCGTTCGAGGATATTGACGGGAGCCATGTTACCTTCGCCCGGGTCGAGTTCGTGGCAGAGGTGCTGGAGAAGCCAGACAAGGTGCTGGCCTTTGATGGCTTCAAGAAGGTGATCGAGCCATTGCCGGAGCACCTGAAAGCGCCGGAATGGTTGTGGGTACGCAAGCTGCGCACCGGCCGCCGCCAGTGGTTGAACCGCAACACATGCCAACTGGTGCCCATGCCGTGATTGCAAAATGTGTCAGGTCACGAAAGCGTGACCGGACACATTTCATTAATTACCATGTCAGCACAACCAAGGGGGCCCCGATGAGTTTTAACCTGTGCAACCTGCCACCGGCAGAGAAGGCGCTGATAGAAGTGGACAAGGCCGCAGCCTATGCGGTGTGCGGTGTGGAAGGAACGCAACGGCCATCTGGCCACCGCCGAACTGGACAGCAGCCCATTCAAAGGCCATGAGCTGGAGGTGTTCACCAAGGCGCTGGCCAAGTACCGCGCCAGATAGTGGCCACCATCGAGCAAACAAGTAAAAGCCCCTCATGCAGGGGCTTTTTATATTAATTGCATATATTTTTCATATGCTTTTTATATTTAATGTGGCAAAGCTGGTCTTTAAATATTCGTCCGGCTCTTGAATAACTGCACCACTATTAAAGCAACTGCACCACCATCAAAATATTCATGGTGTAGCGTTGATAATTTTCAAGGCTTTAAATCTTTAAAGGGTGTTTAAAGGTGGTTTAAATGCCGTTTAAAGATTTGATGAGCAAGAAGTGCGCAAAGCCTGTTGCTGCAAGGGTTTTGCTCAATCGTCTAGCGTCTAGTGATCAATTCACTAGCGTGATTAAGTAGCTTGGCTATGTCTGATTGGATTATTTTCTGGCGCCGGATGGATGTCTTTCATTTGCGTATAACATCAAAAGATAACAGGTAGGTGTTATTGCTCATAATGTGCGGTTAGGATGTTTGACTTGCAATAAACAACCTGTCTATCATGCGGCAAAACTTAGTTGCTTAAAACAAAATCCAGCCATGCCGGAGGGGATTATTTTGCCTGCAAATAAATATAACTCAGCGATAAACCTTGAGCGCACCAGACCAGACCGCGAGCAGCCATTCGATCTCGGCATCGCTCATCGTCAGGAATACCGCGCGCTGATCGTGAGCGGCTTGGCTGGCCACCGCCCATCCAGCAGCAGGGATCATCTGTTGCACGCTGATGCCCAGGTGCATGCAGAGCAGAACGGCATCCTCCAGGTCGATGAAGCCGGGCGTGTCGTCATCAAGCCAACGCCCGATCGTGCTCGGGTGAACACTGATAAGCCGTGCAGCATCGGCATAAGAGAGACCGGCGCTCTCGAGCGTGGCTCTCAGTTGTGCTTTGGCATCGAGCAGGTACTGCCGAGCCACCGCGGGGAGAGTTCTATTCCGTTTCATAGGGCGGCTCCTGTATAGAGGGGGTCGCCCGTGCTCTAGTTGTTATTGTTTACAACACTGTCAATTGCAGGATCTGACAGGTAAAAACTCACATTTATGCAAATCGGGGCCGAATCATGCAGAGATATGCAATTCGACACCTTGTAAAATCAACTGGTCAAGCCAGTGGCAGCGATAAGCCATAACCGAACAATCAAAACTACGGGAGTTAAGAATGCCTTTTCCAGACGTTGATACTGTTTTCGATGACATCGAGTTCACTGCCAAGCTCATCACAGAGACGAGCACACCAGAAGAACAGGGCCGAGTCGAAAGCATCATCCGATCCCTTGTCATCGTGGGCCGCCTGTCAGTATCGAACCCGCCAACTCGACAGCTTGCACACATAGTTGCTAACTGATTCTGTGCATAACTCGACCAACAAGGGGGCCTCGGCCCCCTGTTCAATTATACGAGTAGGATAGTGAAAGGATCTGACGGATTTTGAAGGATCGCAAAAAGGATCTGAAAAGCTGCGCGCGGCCAGTGCTGGCGCGGGCAGCAGATAGCCGCCCCCCGTCGTTCACCTGCATGGAAATCGACACATAAAGCGGGCAGGCGGGGCGGGGTTCCGATTGCGCGCCAGCGGTGCTGGCGGGGGTCGGCAGGCTGCTACAGCCGCTCAGGGTGCGCGTGAAAGGATCTGCGAGGGTCAGCGGACACCAAGGGTCGCCGCCTCAACAGCGGGCCGCACAGGCGCTCTGGTGGCGTGGTCGCCAGGCAAAAGAAAACCCCGCCATCTGGCGGGGTTGCTTGCTATGGGGCAGCGGTCAGATAAGCCGGTCGCTATGGTCTGCCGTATCGGTACCGACGGCCAGCTTGTAGGGGTTGAACCGGATCACCTCCTCCCCAGCCCAGTCGTTGATCTGCAGCAGGCTGGCCTTGAGGCTGTCCACCTCGTTCACATCGAACACCTGGGCAGCCTTGGTCACATCGCCGAACCCGCCGGTGTTGTTCGGCATCACCCCCATCAGCTGGGGCGGTACCCGATGGGTCGCCAGCTGGTCGTCGCGGCTCACATTCTTGATGGAGAGAAAATCATCCTTGGCCGCCACCTCGGCCACCGGGATCAGCTTCACCCCGTCCTTGCTGCCGTTCGGGGTGTAGAGCAACAGGTTACGGAAGTTGCCGGGGCCCTTGCTCTGGCGCAGCGCCTCTTTCAGCTTCTTGATGTCGTCCTCGTTCTGGACGGCGTCGGTGATGTGCATAATGAACCCGGCATGGCTGCCGTTCTCGTAATACTTGCGGCGGAACAGCGTGGCCGACTCGTTCAGCAGCGTCGAATTCAGGCCGCCCACATAATCGGGGATGCCGTAAATCTCCTGGTTGATGTCGCTCTCCATCACATGGCCCACCGAGCCGATCGGCATCTGCTGCTCCTTCCCGGGCTGCGCAATCCACCAATAGGCATCGAGATCCAGCCCGCGCCGCACATACTTGGCCCGAAGATGGTCATAGCGCAGCACCCCGCCCAGCCGGTTCTGCACCGCGTGGGGGTAGCAGTTGCCGAAAATCAAATAGTCATTCACCAGACCGGTGAACGCCGTCAGGCTCAGCTTGGGATGAGGAACAAAGCAACTGCGCAAGATGTTGCGCTTCACCTGAATGGCAGAGGCATGATGCACCCCGGCACGATAAACCCGAGCCAGCCCCTGCAAACTCAGCGGCGGCTCATACCAACGGCCGTTGTGCATCGCCTCCAGGTAATCGAACACCTCCCGCTGACTAAGCACCGGCACCGGCTCGCCAAAGGAAAACGCCTCGATCGCATCAGCGGCGGGCGCTTGGGTCGCCGTCACCGGCGGGGTCTTGCGCGGATTGCGGCGCTTTGTCATGAAAAAATCTCCATCATGCTGGTATTGGTACCGTTGGCGCCTGCCAGCGGCTCATGTAACAGGGCATGCATGGTTGCCCATGCGATATCGGCGTGGCTGGTCTCCTCGGAACGGCTCGCCTCAAACGTCGGCATCTTGCCGCCTGCGGTCACCCCGCGGCGAATGCTCATAAACGCCTGCGCCAGGTCAGTCATCCCGCTGTCAAACTCCAGCCGCCCCTTGTTCATCACATCCTGCGCCTTCATCACCATCTGAATCTTCACGCTCGGGTTGTACTGGATGGAGTGAGCCGCCGGATAGAACTGCTTAACCAGCTGATAAACCCCCTCCCCGATCCCGGTCGTGTCGATGCCGATATAGGCCACGTTGTAGCGATCGCACATGGCGCGAATGGCCCGCGCCTGCGCATCAAAGTCCATCCCCTGCCAGCGGTGGCGCTCCAACACCCTGAACTTGCCGCCGGGCACCGCAGGTGGAGCCAGCACGGCACAGCCTGCGCTGTCCCCCTGCCCGCCCTTCGCCGGGTCATACCCGATCCACACCGGCCGGTTACCCATTGGCCGCATCGCGTGGGGCTTGTAGTCCTCCCACACCTCCCAGCTGTCAACCATGCACCGTTGCAGCATGGCCAGCGGGAACACGCTGTCAGTGTCATCAGCAAACTGACACATCAACAGCTGGTTATAGTCATCAGGGGAATAACGGCGCCGCAGCCGGTCAAGGTCGAACAGATCACAGCCGCCGCGTACCGCGTCCTCAACCGTGACGATCTGCCGCCACTGGCCATCACCGCACAGCCGCCCTCCATGCAAAGCCGCATGGTCAACGTCGAACTTAATGTGCTCGTTCTTCGGTCGCCCTTTGTTGAACATCGAGCCAGACCAGAATGGGTAAGCGTCATGCGACAGGCTTGAAGGCGTCGAGAAGTAGGTCAACCGCCAAAACTTTTGCATCGCCATGCCGCTGGAGACCTTGTAGAGCTCCTGAAACTTGGGGATCCAAAAATACTCATCGATGTAGAGGTTACCGTGATAACTCTGGGCGGTGCGGGAGTTGGTACCGAGGAAGTAGAGAATGGCACCATTGCCCAAGGTGATGGGGTCGCCCTTGAGCTCAACCCCGACCTCCTGCGCGAAAGCCAAAATGTACTGCTTGAACTGATGGGCCTGCGCCTTACTGGCTGACAAAAAAATCTGATTGCGGCCAGTGGTAAGCGCATCAATCAGCGCCTCCCGCGCAAAGTAGAACGTGGCCCCGATCTGGCGACTCTTGAGCAGGTTGCGCTCGGTGTGCTGCAAGCCTGCCTGATACCACACCTTCTGATAGCCAAACATATTGCTGTGGAACAACTCGCCCAGCTTCTCTAGTTGGGCCTCATCAAAATTGTTACGAACCGGCGCCTTCTTCGGCCCCTTGTTGCGGTTCGCCACCTTCGGGTTGAGGTCGGCTTCATTGCCGCCGTTGCTGTACCTGTTGACCCGGGCGACCCGCTCCAACTGGCGGCCAAGCAAGTCAATCTCCTTGAAGTCGCCGCCGGTTTTCATCTCCTTGGCGATCAGCTGGCACAACCGCGCCTCCAGCGCGAAATCGACCCGGTCAATCGGTTTGATGTCATCCCAGCCGTCGCGCTTCTTCCAGGTCGAAACTGTCCCCTCCGGCGTCTGCAGCAATTCAGCAATGGCGCGGAGCTGGTAGCCCTGAAAGAACAGGTGCATGGCCTGCCGTCTGGGTTCGATATGGGGGAAAAGTAAGGGTGCTGTATTCATGGCGACAGTCTACCCAGCCATGCAAGCACAACGAGCGCGCCGCCGTTGTAAACAGCGGTTTTACAACAGCCACAGATTGAAGGATCTGGGGCACAAGCCAGACCATGAGCCCGACCAGAAACCCAATTACCAAAGGGATCCCAGCTCATGCCTAAGTCCAAATTTTTCCGCGTCGCCGTCGAAGGGGGCACGACCGACGGGCGCACCATCACCCGCGAATGGATTGAACAGATGGCCGCGCGCTACAACCAGTCCACCTATGGCGCACGGGTCAATATGGAACACATCCGGGGCTATGACCCCAACGGTCAGTTCAAGATGTACGGCGACATCACCGCAGCCAAGGCCGAAGAGATCGACCTGGAAGGTGAAAAGCGTCTGGCCCTGTTCGTGCAAATCGACCCGACCCCCGAACTGGTCGAACTGAACAAGAAGCGCCAGAAGGTTTACACCTCCGTCGAAATTCACCCCAACATGAACGAAAAAGGCGCCTACCTCATGGGTCTGGCCGTCACCGACAGCCCGGCTAGCCTCGGCACCGAAATGCTCCAGTTCTGCAGCAAGGCATCGGTCAACCCGCTGGGTGATCGCAAGCAGTACAAGGAATGCTTGTTCACCGAAGCGCTGGAAACTGTCATCGAATTTGAAGACGACAGCGACAAGGGCCCCAGCCTGGCAGAACGAATCAGCGCCTTGTTCAGCAGCCACAAAAAGCAATCGACTGCCGATTTCAGCGACGTGCACCAAGCCGTCGAAGCCGTGGCCAAAGAAGTCACCACCATCAGCGCCGACCTGCAAAAGCAGTTCAAAGAGCAGGCCACCACCATCACCGAACTGACCAGCAAGCTGGAAGGCACAGAGAAAGAGCTGGCCGACCTGAAAACCTCGCTGGAACGCCAGGAAGATTTCAGCCACAAGCGCGATCCCGCCACCGGTGGCGATGGCAGCACCGTAACCACCGATTGCTAAGGAGCATCATCAATGCGTAACGAAACCCG